TCGACATATTTGAACTTGTATGTAAATGCTACCATGTGGCCCATCCAGATACCGAACAGCCAGGAATGTACTATGGAGTTAAGTACGTCGCAAATAAACTGGGAATTACTGGAGCAGCTATTGATGATGACGAGCAATTCGGCGGCATCCCCGACTTGACAGTTTTTGAAAAGTATGATAAAATAAAAGTAAGTGTAGAGGATCAAAAGCGTTTACAACTTAAAGAATATGATTCTACTATACTTGATCGGCTTTGTTATCCACGTATTGGTGATTGGTTAGATGAAGGAATGACACAAGAAGTTTTAACCAAGAATCGAATTGGATTTTGTCCTTCTACTGATCAAATTACAATTCCGCACTATGATAAAGATGGAAGATTTGTGGGATTGCGCGGCAGATATTTAGGTAAAGAACAAGCCGAGCTATATGGTAAATATCGTCCAATGTATTTAAACGGTCAAATGTATAATCATCCTCTTGGATTTAATCTTTATAACCTTAATAATAGTAAGCAACAGATAAGCAAAGTGAAGAAAGCCATAATCTTCGAGGGCGAAAAATCATGTTTGCTTTATCAGTCTTATTTTGGATTTAATAATGATATTTCTGTCGCATGTTGCGGTAGTGCAGTAAGCTCATATCAGATAAATTTGCTACAAGAGTGCGGTGCAACTGAAATTATTATTGCATTTGATAGACAATTTCAACAGCGTAATGATGATGAATTTAAACATTTAGTCAAAAATTTAAAAGCAATACATAAAAAATATGGTAACTATGTAAATATCTCATTCGTCTTTGATAAAGAAATGATAACAGGATACAAAGATAGCCCGATTGATTGTGGGGCGGAGACCTTTGTGAAACTATTTAAGAATAGAGTGGTATTGTAATGGAAATTAAGTTAAGACATGGCGGTGAAGGAATGGATACGATGGAGCGTATCCTATATCTACGTGGAACAGATGAATCTTTTCTATATCCTGATGCCGCATATGAAAATGATTATAGAACATTAGATAATATTGAGAGTGCGGCACGACGTTTATTAAGAGCGCTAGTTAAACAAGAGCATGTATATGTTCAAGTTGATAGTGATTGTGATGGTTATACGTCTGCGGCGCTTCTTTTAAATTATATGCACGATATTGCGCCAAACACTGTAGAAAGGAATTGGGTTTATGGACTCCATAAAGCAAAATTGCATGGAATCGACATTGATAGCATACCAGAAGGAACAAACCTTGTTATTGCCCCTGACTCATCCAGCAATGAGCGAGATAAGCACACAGCTCTTAGCGATCGTGGAATTGATGTTATCGTCCTTGACCACCACGAAGCCGATGATACAAGAGGAGATACAGCAACGATTGTCAATAATCAACTCTGCGGTTATGCAAATAAGTCCTTGTCGGGCGTGGGAGTTGTATATAAAACCTTACAGTGTGCGGATAGTTTGGTCGGAAAATATGGCGCATCCAAATATCTCGACCTTGTCGCCCTTGGCCTTGTGGGCGACATGATGGATATGCGGGATCCTGAAACGAATTATTATATTCATGAGGGATTTCAAAATGTAAACAACCCATTTGTAGTATATCTCGCAGATAAAAATGAATATTCTATGAAAGGTCAATATAATCCTCATTCAGTTGCATGGTTCATTGTACCATTTATCAATGCAGTAACTCGTATTGGCAGTGATGAAGATAAACTTTTGGTCTTTGAATCTATGCTCTCTTGGAAAGCTGGTCAACTTATTTTGAGTGATAAGCGTGGATCAAAAGGTGAAGAGGAGCTACGTGTTGTACAAGCTGTGCGGCACGCCTCAAATATTAAACGACACCAAGACGATGAAAAGAAAAAGTTGCTTGACTCTATGTATGATAAAATCCAAAAGTATAATCTGGCAGATGAGCCGCTATTGATTATACAAAATAAGGGTGTAGAAGATGATGATCCTATTCGCGGCATTACTGGTCTTGTTGCTAATGCTCTTATGGCCGAGTTCACCAAGCCGACTCTTATCCTTAATGAGATCACTGATCCAGAAACCGGCGAGATTCTTTGGTCGGGTAGCGGAAGAGGATTTAATACTGCTGGTATTGATAATTGGCGTGATTATATCAATAATACAGGTCTTGCCGTTTTTGCTCAAGGTCACGCTATGGCCTTTGGTGTTGCTTTCACTCCTGATGGGCTTGAGAAATTCAAACAAAGAGTACGAGAAGACTTTGGCACTATACGATTCGAAAAGACATATGAAGTCGACTTTGTTTGGACTATGGCTGATAACTTTGACATGCCGATCGCGGATATCGGCCGCTATAAAGACATTTGGGGACAAGGTGTCCCAGAGCCGGTGGTCGCGTTGGAGCATATTAAAATAACTGATCCAGTACAAATTAATCTATTAAATAAAGGTACATTAAGAATTGATTTAAAGCCACATCAGACGTCTTTAATTAAATTTGGTAGTAATGTGGACGAATATCAGAATTTGTTAGATAAAACAATCACTGTTATTGGTACATGTCAGATTAATGACTGGAACGGATTAAATACACCGCAAATCCAAATCATTGATTATTTCTTTGAAACTGTTTCTGCGTGGGATTTTTGATAATTTCTTAAATTTATGATATAATATATTAGATAGAGGTAAAGGAGAGAAATTATGATTCTTACAGCGAAACAGGAAGAAGGATTAAAAATTGCGGTTGAGCGTTATAATAATCATGAACCTTATACTGTCATCGCTGGATATGCTGGTGTTGGCAAGAGCACATTGATTAGATTTATTATCGCCGCACTTGATTTGGATCCACATTTTGTAACATATATTGCATACACTGGCAAGGCTGCGCAAGTACTGAGAAATAAAGGATGCCCGAATGCGATGACAGCACATCGGCTTCTTTATAAGTCACATCCAAGAGACGATGGAACATTCATCCATATCCCAGTTGAGAGTCTTGCGCCATATAAACTGATTGTGGTTGATGAAGTTTCTATGCTTCCTAAGAAAATGTGGGAACAACTTCTATATTATCATGTTCATGTAATCGCACTTGGTGACCCGGGTCAGTTGCCGCCAGTAGCTGCTGAAAACAATGAAGCACTCGATCATCCGCATATTTTCCTTGATGAGGTTATGCGGCAAGCCGCAGAAAGTGAAATCATTCAGCTTACAATGGATATTCGTGATGGCAAACCATTAAAGTATCAGTTGGGTAATGAAGTGCGCATTGTAGATAGAACTGAACTTTTGAAACCGGGTTTCCTATTTTGGGGCGATCAAATCATTTGCGGCAAGAATGACACTCGTCGTTATTTGAACCAGCAAATGCGCGAAGGCATTTGGAAAGACCAGTATTCAGTTGAGCCTATTGTTGGAGACAAGCTGATTTGTTTGAAAAATGACTGGGATAGATATAGCGCTTCAGGTGACGCGATGGTTAATGGCTTAACTGGGCATTTAAAATATATTCGTTATGCTGAAGATCCTGCTGAAGTAAACCCCTTTATGGAAAAGACTCCAATTATTGATTTTCAGCCTGATTTTGATGGCGCTGCACCATTCCTTGGTGTAGAAACTGATTATAAGATTTTTACTGAAGGAACTACTACAGTAACACGTGGTTATAACAGTAATTGGAAGAAAATCCCTAAACAATATCATCCTCACGAATTTGATTATGGATATGCAATTACGTGTCATAAATCACAAGGTTCTGAGTTTGATAAAGTAATTGTACTTGAAGAGTTCCTCAAAAGTGAAAGCCGTGAAGATCATATTCGTTGGCTTTATACCGCAGCAACCCGTGCCGCGCAAAAACTAATTATCGTTAAAAACTTTCATATTTGAAAAACATAAAAGTATATGATATAATAATTGTAGAAAATGAGAAGTGAGGATTGTTAGTATGGCGTTTTTCAATGACCACAACCACACCATGTATAGCAATCTTAGATTGATTGACTGTATCAATAAGCCGAAGGATTTAATAGACCGAGCAATTGAACTCGGTCTTTCTGGCTTGGCGATTACAGATCATGAGGCATTGTGTTGTCATATAGAAGTAAATCAGTATGCGAAGAAGATTAAAGAAAAGCATCCTGATTTCAAGATTGCACTTGGAAATGAAATCTATTTAACTCATACAAGAGACTTAAAGCAGAATTATTATCATTTCATTTTAATTGCAAAAGATGCTTTGGGTCATAAAGCGTTGCGTATTTTAAGTTCTAAAGCATGGTACAATATGTATTATGATAGTATGGAACGTGTGCCAACATTAAAAAGTGAGTTAGCGGAAGTTATGCGAGAATATCGTGGTCATGTTATCGCGACTTCTGCATGTATTGGTGGAGAATTGGGTCAGAATTTGTTACATCAAAGATTGGCGTTTAAAGCCGGTTTGACTGATCCAGAAGCTGAAAAGAATATTTGCGCATATCTCGATTTTTGTATCGACACTTTTGGTGAAGATTTTTATATCGAAGTTGCGCCAGGTGAAAGTGAAGAACAGATTTATGTAAATCAAAGACTTTGGGAGATTGCACAACAGTACAATCTGAAAATTATTCCTGGTACAGATAGCCATTATTTGAGTAAAGATTTGCGGTTCGCGCATAAAGCATATCTTAATTCAAAAGATGGTGAACGTGAAGTAGATAGTTTCTATGAGTATTCATATCTGATGAGTGAAGATGAGTGCCGTGAGCATCTGCGCAAGAGTTTCAATGATGAAACGATTGATTGGATGTTTGAATGTACTCAAATGATGCAGAACAGTATTGAAGATTATTCTTTGGAGCGTCCTCAGCAAATTCCGACGGTTGAATTAAATCCGCCAAAAGCGTTTGCGTGGTGGGGAAATAATAATCCATATGCCGATGATTTTGGTAAAGGTGGATGTTATGAACTTTTGGGTTCATTATTTGTATCTGATGAGCCGCAAGAGCGTCAATGGATCAATGATGTATGGGACGCATTGAATGAGAAAATCGGGTTCTGGGGAGATCACGAAGATTATGTTGAAAGAATCCAGACTGAAGCAGAAGTTATCAAATATATTGGAACCCGTCTTGGGACTTGTCTGTTTGCTTATTTCAATACCTTTAAGCATTATATTGATCTGTTTTGGGACTGTGGTTCTATTGTTGGACCGGGCCGAGGTAGTGCTACGGGATTTTTATCAAACTATTTGCTCGGCATTACGCAGCTCGATCCGATGAAATGGAATCTTCCTTGGTGGAGATTTTTGAATAAAGAGCGTGCTGAATTGCCGGATATTGATATTGACTTGGCGCCGAGTGTTCGTCCTGAGATTTTCGAGAAGATGCGCGAAGAGCGTGGCGAGCTTGGAGTTGTTCAGGTTGTAACGTTTGGTACAGAAGCAACTCGTAGTGCGATTCAGACAGCGTGCCGTGGATATAGAAGTGAAGAATATCCTGATGGAATTGATATTGATGTAGCAAACTATATCACATCTTTGATTCCTCAACCTCGTGGCATAATTTATAGTTTCAACGATTGTATTCATGGTGATGAAGAGACTGGTAAGCGTCCGGTTCAGCCGATGATAGCTGAATTGAATAAGTATCCAGGTTTAACCGATATTATCTTGAATATCGAAGGAATTGTAAAGTCAAGAGGTATTCACGCATCTGGTACGATTTTATATGATCCTGCAACATTGAATGAAACTGCAGCAATTATGCGTAGTAAAGAAGGAGATTTAACAACTTGTTATGATCTTCATATGTGTGAAGCCGCAGGAGATACGAAATATGACTTTCTGTTGACAGAAGTTTGTGATAAAGTAATTCAGTGTTACAGACTATTAAAAAATGCACATGAGATTGAAGATATTAGCTTGAAAGAGTTTTATGATGAATATCTTCATCCAGAACATATTGATACAACAGATAAGAGAATTTGGGATCATCTGGCGGCAGGCGATGTGTTGGATGTATTCCAGTTCAATAGTGGTGTCGGTCTTGCGATGGCAAAAGCGATTAAAGCAACAAATCCGTTGGAAATGACTGCGGCGAACGCAATGGTTCGTTTGATGTCAGAACCTGGGGTTGAAAGTCAGCAAGATAGATATATTCGTATTCGTGATGGTGGTTTGAAATTCTTTGATGCAGAAATGCATAGAGCGAAACTGCCAGAGAAAATGATTGCGGCAATGCATAAGTATTGTGATACTTATTATGGCTGTTGCGCAATTCAAGAGCAGATGATGCAAATTTTGATGGATCCTGATATCGCAGGATTTTCATTGAAAGATGCAAATGATGCTCGTAAGATTGTTGCAAAAAAACAAATGAAGCGTATTCCAGAATTAAGACAAAAAGTATACGCGGCGATTGGTGATGAACATCAAGCCGATTATATTTGGGAAGTTGCGGTTCGTCCGCAATTGGGATATGCGTTCAGTTTGAATCATAGTTTGCCTTATAGTTTCGTTGGTATTCAAACAATTATATTGGCAACGAGATTTAATCCAGTATATTGGAATTCGGCATGTTTGATTGTCAACTGTGGTGCTGTTGATCCGGATGAAAAAGGTCAAACGGACTATGGAAAGATTGCAAAGGCAGTAAATGATATTAAGGGTCGTGGGATTAAAGTCGCGCCGATTGATATCAATATTTCAGAATATGGATTTACACCGAATGCAGCGACAAACTCAATTATGTTCGGTATGAAAGGTTTGTTGAATGTTGGTGAGGATGTAATTGCGTCTATCATTGAACATCGTCCGTATAGTGGCTTTGAAGATTTCTGTAAGAAAGTTAAGTTGACTCGTCAGCCAATGATTTCTCTAATTAAGTCAGGAGCATTTGATCAGTTTAAAGAACGTAAAGAAATTATGGCTCAATATCTGTGGATGACTTGTGATAAGAAAAAGAGAATTACACTTCAAAATATGGCTGGTTTAATTAGACGAAATATGTTGCCGGAAGAGCTTGATCAACAGCGAAAAGTGTTTGAGTTTAATCGTTATCTGAAAGATAAGTGCGCACATGGCGATTATTATTTCTTGGATGATAGAGCGATGATGTTCTTGAATGCGAATTATCCGGATATGAAGTTAGATTATCTTGGACCGAATGGAAACTGGCAGTATATGTTGAGTGTCAAAATTTGGGATAAGATTTATCAAGCTGAGATGGATATTGTGCGCAATTGGATGAAGAATAATCAAAGTGAAGCACTTTATCGGTTGAATAAAGAAATCTTCGTTGATGATTGGAATAAGTATGCGAAGGGTAATTATTCATCTTGGGAAATGGAAGTTATGTGTTTCTATGATCATGAGCATGAGCTTGCAAAAGCAAATCGAGTGAGATATGGAATTAGTAATTACTTCCAGTTGCCAGAAGAGCCGATTGTTGAAAGTTTGTGGAGAGGACGTATTCCGATTTATAAACTGGCAAGAATTTGCGGCACAGTCGTTGCGAAGAATAAAATGAAGTCACAGATTAGTTTGTTGACTGTTGAAGGCGTTGTAACTGTTAAGTTTACGAAAGAATATTTTGCGCTGTTTGATCGTCAGATTAGTCAGCGCGGAGCTGATGGTGTAAAGCACGTTGTTGAAAAGTCTTGGTTCAATCGTGGAAGTATGCTGATTATTACTGGAATGCGGCGTGGAGATGAATTTGTTGCGAAAAAGTATTCAGCGACTCCTGGACATCAGATGTATAAGATTGACGAGATATTTACTAACGGCAACTTAACACTGAGAGCGGAAAGAGCAACGGGTGAAGGCAGTGACGATGGAGAGTAAGATAATGCATTGGCGCAATTCGCGGCTTCATCGTCGCTGCGACCTGTGCCAACATAGTTATATAAAATTAGTTGGAATAGAACAACGAGATTTATGGTTATGCAATGCAAAAGACAAATGTATCCGAAATTGTTGGCGACCATTTTGTACACTATATAAAGCTGAGGAATATAAAGAGATATGAAAGTAATAGTTTGTCTCGTTGGCAAAAGCGGTTCTGGTAAGGATACATTGGCGCAGAAACTGGCTGAATGTCCGGAATGGCACAATATTGTGTCTTGTACTACCAGACCAAAAAGAGAATATGAAGTAGAAGGCAAAGATTATTTCTTTGTCTCTGATGAAGAGTTCGCGCAAAAGGTATTAAATGGAGATTTGCTTGAAGCTACTTATTTTAATACCTGGCATTACGGTACTTTGAAATCAACTTTGAAAGATGGAATCAATGTTGGTGTTTGGAATCCAGAAGGTTATGATTGTTTGCGCGAAACGATTAAGTTTGATAAAGATATTAAATTGCTCGCTTACTGGCTGCAATGTGATGATAAAGTGCGACTATTGCGGCAATTAAATCGTGAAGAGCATCCAGACGTGCATGAAATTGTAAGACGTTTTGGTACTGACGAAGAAGATTTTCAATGGTTAGAAGATGATGATATTCCAATTCTTTGGAATAATACTTGGGAAGATATGCAACGTAATTATATTGATATTAAGGATGCGGCCTATCAGGCCTATGATGGTTAAGCAATCAACCTTAATCTTCACATATAATATACACCTATAAAGGGGGATTGTATACCTTGATTACAAAACGTGATGGACGTAAGGTTGAATTCGATGGGAACAAAATCCGCGTAGCAATAGCTAAAGCATACTGGGATCCAGATTATGCACCAGAAAAGCCATATCCGCCATACGTGGAAGATATTGTTCAATACATTTCAGAAGAGAACGAAGCCTACGATATTTCAGTTGAAGAAATTCAAGACATTGTTGAAGAATTTTTGATGAAGTTTGACCCAAAGACGGCTCGACGTTATGTGCGTTATCGTTACAAGAAAGAAGTTATTCGTGAGCAGAAAGATGATTTCTTTATGAAGCTCAAGAGTAAGATCGAAGCAACGGACGTTCAAAATCAAAACGCCAATGTTGATGAATATTCATTTGGTGGCCGCAAAGGAGAAGCTGATGCGGCAGTTATGAAAGAGTATGCACTCACATATTGTATGAGTGATATGGCTCGTGAAAATCATGAAAACAATACTATTTACACGCATGACCTTGATGCATATGCAGTAGGTATGCACAATTGTATGACTATTCCTTTTGATGATTTACTTGCAAAAGGATTTAATGTGCGGCAGACCGATGTACGCCCTGCCCGCAGTATTAATACAGCAATGCAACTTGTTGCTGTCATTTTCCAGCTTCAATCCTTACAGCAGTTCGGTGGCGTAAGTGCTGGACATTTAGACTGGACAATGGTTCCATATGTGCGGCAATCTTATTATAAGCATTATAAAGATGGTTTAAAATATATCTGTGATTATGATGATGAAATGATTGCAGATGAAATTGATTTTCCAGATCCAAAAGAAGTAAGCATTGATGATACAAGCATGTATTCAATTGCTCGTGCTGCGAAATACGCGGATGACATGACTGAGCGTGAACTTGTGCAGGCAGTTGAGGGTTTATATCATAACCTCAATACTTTACAATCGCGTAGTGGAAATCAGTTACCATTTACTTCAATTAACTATGGTACTTGCACACTTAGTGAAGGACGTATGGTTATTAAGGCCCTCTTGCAAGGTTCTATTAAGGGCGTTGGTAAGCTTCACCGCACGCCAATTTTCCCATGTGGAATCTTCCAGTTAATGAAGGGTGTCAATCGCGCGCCAGGCGATCCTAACTATGATTTGTTTAAGTTAGCTCTTGAATCAACAGCTAAACGTTTGTATCCAAATTACGCAAATTGCGATTGGAGTAATAATGCTGGCTATGATAAAAATGATCCACGCACATACTTTAGTACAATGGGTTGCCGTACAGCCAATGGTGCTGACATTAATGCAGAGCCTGGCGTCAATCCGCAAATGAAAGACGGACGTGGTAACTTGTGTCCTGTTACGATTATCCTTCCTACAGTTGCAATGCTAGCTAAAGAAGCCGTCAAAGCAGGCACGCGCGGAGACGTAGACGGGGATTCAAAATCACTCTGGGAAATTTTTATGGCAATTCTTGACGAAAAGATTTTCCAAGCAAAAGACCAGCTACTTGAACGCTATGAGTATATGTGTAAACAAGACCCACGTTCTGCGCAATTTATGTATGAGAATCACGTGATGCTCGGCTACAAGCCAGAAGAAGGTATTCGTTCTGCATTGCGGCATGGTACATTAACAATCGGTCAGCTTGGTTTGGCAGAGACTCTTGAAATTCTTCTTGGTACAAATCAATGCCATCCAGAAGGTATGGAAGCAGCCAAGAAGATTGAAGAATTGTTTAAAAAGCGTTGCGCAGAATTTAAACAAGAGTATCATTTGAACTTTGGTGTTTATTATACTCCTGCTGAAAATCTTTGTTACACAGCAATGAAGAAGTTTAAGAAACGCTATGGAGTAATTAAGAATGTCTCAGACCATGAATACTTCACTAACAGTATCCATGTCCCAGTTTGGGAAGAAGTTGGCGTCTTGGAGAAGATTGATATCGAGAGTCAGCTTACAGGTTATAGTAATGCTGGTTGTATTACTTATGTGGAGTTGGAAACTGGTATCATCAATAATCTCGAAGCTATGGAACAGATTGTCAACTACGCCATGGACCACGATATTCCTTACTTTGCCATCAATGTTCCTAATGATACCTGCCTTGATTGCGGGTACACTGGCGAGTTTAATGATCGTTGTCCTATATGTCATAGTCGCCATATCCAGCAGCTTCGTAGAGTTACTGGATACCTTACCGGAAACTATAAGACAGCATTTAACTGGGGCAAACAAAAGGAGACAGAGGAGCGAGTAAAACACACAGGGAGGATGGATGTGTAATGCGTTACGCAGGTATTATATATGATGATACTGCGGCAGCTCCTGGATTATGTTTGTCCTTTTATACTCAAGGATGCCCAATTCATTGCCCAGGCTGCCATAACCCGCAGACCTGGCCTGAAGAAGGCGGTCATGAGTTTACTGTTGACACAATGAATCGTATTATTGAAGGCATTAAAAAGAATGATGTTATACGTAGTTTTGCTGTATTGGGTGGGGAGCCTCTCTCCCCACACAATGCCTTCTTAACAGCGATGGTGATACAAAATGTCCGCGAGCATTATCCGCAAATTCCGATTTGGATTTGGTCGGGATATGAAATAGAAGAAATTCTTGGTATGACTAGTTCGCCGCATATAAAGAATATTCTTTCAAAAGCCAATGTAATTGTTGCAGGCCCATATAAAGAAGAATTACGAGATATTAGTCTGCCGCATATGGGTAGCAGTAACCAAAAAGTGTTTATAGTTGACCACGAAAAAAATAAATGCTATAATAAAGAAAATGAAGAAGAGGAGTTTTATTTCAATGTCCGAAATGAATGAGCCCATCTTTATGGAACAAGCTGAGTATTTAGATTATTTAAAAAATCAAGTTAAAGAAAAAAATCCTGAACTTGCTGCTACGCCTGTCGCACAATTAAATATGTACCAAATGAATAAAGATCTTGTCAAGGGCTTAAAGAAAATGAATAATATGGATGTAAATAGAGCTCTTGAAAAAGTTGTTGATTGGTTCAATCCAAAAGAAACTCATTATGCCTTATTAAATCATGAACATCATTATTTTACCATTTTTGAAGTAAGTGAAACAGATATTGATGGTAATGTACAATCTTTTGTTCATGAAGTAAAAGATATTCTTACGAACTACTATGGTGATAATGATATCCGTGCAATTGATGTTGATACCAATGGCGCAATAGAAATTTGGGCTATGTGGGATGGAGAGCCGACAGTAGCATATTTATTCCCATATTCACAAGGAGTTGTATATTACTAATGGAAAATATTGGGTATTTAGATTTTAGTGTGGTTAGCCCGACTGTCTTCACATTTGATGATGATCAAGGCACGCATCGTGAATATCACTTTGAGGCACAAGACCCACAAACATGTATTAAGTCTATAGCGACTTTAATTCAAGAGCATGGACTTACAAGAGTAGTATGCAATAAGATTGGCTATGGTTTGTGTGGTAGTATCTCACAATATCTTAAAGCTACTTATGGTAATACTAAATGTTATTTTGAACTAAATGATTAAGGAGAATTAATATGGCTCGCTATTTGTTAAATGTTGTAGAAACTTATCGTGTTCCTACTGTTAATGAAGCTCTTGAAATGCGCGATGAATTTAATGCTGCTGCTGAGTATGAGCTTCAGTCTTTCCAGTATACTACTAAGTTTAATAAGAAAACTGAGGAAGAGTATCAGGTTGTTAAGGTTAAGAAAGTTATCAATGAAGAGAAAGATCCGCTTAGCGGAGTGCAGGTGAGTTATGCATATTAATGCCGGTTTTGAAAAGATCAGCAAGTATGCGGAAGATGAAGGAGTTAAACTCCCAACTCGTAAAACCAAATGCTCTGCTGGTTATGATATGTATGTAGCAGAAGACACAGTTGTACCTAGTTATTCTAGTATGATTACTGCTGACTTTGCTAATGAATTAGCAAAAGATTTGAGTTCATATTATGGCACGTTTGAAGAGTTTATCAAGAGTTTACCATATGATCTTTCTACTACAGAAACTTTGGTTAAGAAATATGACAAGAAAACAACTTTGGTGCCGATGGGTGTAAAGGCTTATATGCCAGAAGACTGGTATCTACAGCTAAGTATGCGTTCAAGTATGCCGCATAAGCATTGGCTTGTAATTGCAAATGCTCCTGGTATTATTGATGCTGATTATTATAATAATCCGGATAACGAGGGTCATATTTTCTTCCAAGTAATTAATTTACTGCCCTTTGATATTGTGCTGCATAAAGGTGACTGTATCGGTCAAGGTATCTTCTTGCAGTATGGCGTATGCGGCGATGACAATGCCGATGGTGAACGTAAGGGTGGTTTCGGTTCTACGGATGAAAATCCTAGCACTTGATTAGGCAACTTAGACCAGCGGATATTCCGTCTGGTCTAATGGTGTTTTGACCGACTTCGGAAAATTCTCTTTCGATGACACTGATATACATAAGCGCATACATAAAGTATGTACATAGTTTTAGATTTTGCTTGTAACACATAAACCAGATAAAGTAGTGTTAGAAGACATATAGATGTAGGTAAATAATGTATCCACATTTTAGAAACTTGCGTGGTTGCAAGGCGCTTTAATTGAAACCTGTTGGATACTCGGAATGCCAGTAGAACTAATTCGGCCATCTGAATGGCGCGCAATTTGTCATTTCTTAAAAGGTTAGGATAAGCACCGAGACAATCAAAAGAAGGTTGCACAGGAGTGGGTGCGTGATACATTTAATAAAATCTGCACACAAGATGAAGCCGATGCAATTTGTATAGGCTATGCCGCAAGTCAGTCTGCGGATAATGAACTAAATTGGGAGTGAGATAATGGAGTGGGCTGTAATTATTAATGAAGTCTTTACGGTTGTGTTGATTCCACTACTTGGTATTCTGGCCAAGTATTTCATTCAGTTTATCAACATTAAAGCTGAAGAACTAAAGCATAAGAAAGATGATGCACTTTATCAAAAGTATATCACCATGCTTAATGAAACAATCGTAAATGCTGTTACTACAACGAATCAAACTTATGTTGAAGCACTTAAAGCGCAGGGTAAATTCGATGTAGATGCGCAAAAAGAAGCTTTTAACCGCACATATAATTCTGTAGTAGCGGTTCTTGGTGATGAAGCGCAGAAATATCTTAGCAACATCATCGGCGATGTAAACGAATATATCCGTACTGCTATTGAACATCAGGTTAATGTAAGTAAAGCACCTGCATTACCTGCGGCAAATGGATAAAAAAAATAGGGGCGACTCAATAAAGAGTCGCCCCTATTTTTTATTTCTCAGAATGGTCGTGTAATGGAAGTGCGCGAATACGCTCATCCCAAATATCCATATGTCCATTGCCACCGAGTTTATGATATAACGTTAAACGTTCATTATATTGCATAAGTTCTATATGTGTAATATATCCACGTTCAATATAAACTTTACAAGTTTGAATTAAATTATGTAAGTGCATATCGAGAACACCACTTTGTAAAAGTGTTTGAGTATCTTTTTGTTCTTTCAATTCATCTTTAATTTCGTTCATACTTAATTGTAAATCACGAACTGCGGCAAGAATTTGCTCATCAACCAATCTATTTTCAGCTTTCGCTTGTTCAAATTTAATATCAATAGCTTTGCTCATTTCTCCAACTTGAACTGCGCATTTTTCTTGTAGCACTGTTGAATTACGAGCAGCATCATCCCAATTTTGTTGGAGCCGCAATTTAACACCCGCGGCATTATCTTTCTTTTTAGGATCAATAACACGCTTTACGATAAAACCAATTATTGCTGCGGCAATGACTGGTATACCCCATTTGACAAGGGTTTCCAATACAAGAGCCCAAGTCACCATTGGAATCTCCTCCTTAACAGTAATTAGCCTAAGACGTCTTCGTCTTCACCAAGATCGCTAGACTCATCACTGTCTTCTGCAGGCATGAGTTCCGCGATTGCTTTATAATTTTCTGCAATCTTTTTGTAGTTTTCTACACCGGCTTTTGCAGTATATCCGAGACGCAATGATACATAAGCTGTCGTTAGATATGCAAAAATATTTTGTGCAAAAGTACCTAGCTCAGGTCTAATTAAAAGTATTGCTAAAATTACAAGCGAAAGAAAAGCCCACGTAATTACATCAATTATCGTGAGCTTTTTACTAAATTCAAGTGGTTGCTTTCGCTTTTGCTAAGAACGACGCGATTGCTTTTGCTTGCGCTTCGCTGTCGCATTCTATTCTGACATACCAAACCTGATTCTTTTCTGAGCCATCTACTTTTACTAAATATTCATTCATCATATAACCGGATTTACCATTCCAGGTGATTGCGGCCCAGTCGCCAGTTACAGAGTGTACATCAACAATTTGACCGGCAGCAACACGAGTAATAACGCTTGTGCTTGTGCCCATGCCACTGCGCATGTTTACAGTAGATCCATTCTTCGGTTGGACCTTAGCTTGATAAGCCACTTTAATCACCTCTGGTTCATTATCACGATCTCCTTCATCTGGATCTGGCTCAGTTGAAGGTTTTTCTGTACCTGTTTTTTCATATAGTAAGTTTTCAGTAGTAGCATCTACAATGCCAGTAACAGCGAGACCATTTTTGGTTTGAAAATTCTTTAACGCAGCTTCTGTTTCTGCGCCAAAATCACTATCAGCACCATACTTAGGTAATACTTCGCCAACTTTTACAAGCATTTCTTGAAGCATTTTAACACTTGCACCATATGCGCCACGTTGCAAATTACTGATTGTAATTACTATATTAACACCATTATCATAAAGACCAGCTGGAATGCCCCAATGTGTCCAACGGCCATATTCTTTAATGGTGCTTTTTACGACACCTGTTTTACTACCTGCGGCATGAATAAAGGTTTGTCCATCACCGAGGTATAAACCAGTATGTCCCATTTTACCAGTTGATGCATCCTTACGATAAAGGCAGCACACTTTATCAGCAGGAAGTGTATCAATAGTACCTTTAATTTCAAATGTTGTTTTATTCCATTGAGAATTAGCGCCAGAAACCATTTGAATACCAACTTGTTTCATGGCTTGCTGCACAAAACCCTGACAGTCAAATACTTGTTTACCAATCCATTTAGAAACAATAGATGGATCAACATGATCAGGATATTGTGCATGTTTAGAATTAATTAATGCCTGCGTGCAGGTTTGGCCCGCAGTGCCCCAAATGTAGCCACATTTAGGATCTAATTTAGAATAAGCCCAGTCAATCACAACTTGCGCTTTTGTTTTTTCAGCCACTGGAACCAACTCCTTTTCTCCATAATTAGCACGTAGCTCTGTGCCTGGATAATAGAAATTTAAAATATCTTTATAAGTAAAACCCTATGCCGCCATATTCTTTGCGCCATTTTGGCTCATACCAACACCATGACCATTGCCACTACCGGTGTCATATGGATCGTCTTTTGCGACTAAATATCCACGAACCCCGCCCCAACGTTCTTGAGATGATTTAATTCGTCCTCCATTTGAAGCGCTATACACACAAGTTTCTACCAGCTTGCCTTTAAAGTATAAAACTTCTCCTTTTGTTTCTTCTACAGCTTGCATTGCATTAGGATATGAAGAAGAAATTCTAGAAGCACGAAACGCTTGATCGGTAGAACTTTTATCAGTAATATAACCTTTACCCCTTGATCGAGATAACGCGAATGTTCTTGCAGCAACTGCCTATGCTTTACATGCCTCAATATGTGAATTACCAATTTCACTTGGTACAACACCTTTCACATATTCTTCAAAATCTATGATAACATCATTAGCATTATAATATTTTATATTCTCTTCACGAGATAATTGTACTTTAATATTCATATTTACTTAAATGTTAATTGAATATTTGTAATTATAATATTATTTTCTAAATGATTAGTCATAGATGTAATAGAAGCATGTATGTCAGTTAATACATAAATAGGTTTATCTTCAAAGAGGATGGATAAGGCGGTAATTTCATTTAGTGCCATTTCTTCTAAAATTTGTTCACTATCGCTATTTAGTTTAATAGTTAAAAAGCCTACACTTTGTAATACTCCATCTTGAACAGTAATATCTCTGTTAAAGTCCTATAGTTCCATGGTAGTATTTGTGTTTTGATTAAATATAACAGTAAGCATAGCATCCTCCTTTATAACATTGTTATTAGTCATTTTTATTTCTGTCATTATTTATTAAAAATTGAATAAATAAATTAAATGTGAATGACCATTATATTAACGTACCATAATCCAAATACGGCCATCTACAGGAATATTGTTTGGACCCCAGCTATTATAATTTGGAATTTCAGTAACAATACCAATAATACAATCTGGATATTGCACCATTTCTTCACGAGTCATAATATCAATAGTTCCATCTGGTGCAGAACATACTGCCATACCTGCATGATATTTAGAACGATCTTGATATGGATATGCCAAGACACGACCCGCAATAGCTACTGGAGCAGCTTGTTCTGCGGTTTGACCCAAAAGAGTTGCATATGTATCAGATAATACGCGTGCGCCAGGTAATAAACGTTGATGAGTTAAATGTGTACATCCATTATCATCAAATATAATAATTCTGCCAGCCTCTAATTCAACATCACCAGTAACACATTCAGCAATATCATTACCAGCACTGACATTAATTGTACGACAATAAATATTATACCATTGATTATTTATATCACCTAAAGTACATGTAGTTGCACCACTATGATTAGCTAAATAACCACTTAACTGAGGGATAATAGAAAAATTAGAAATAATTTTGTCCTCTTCACCACTAATAATAAAGGATTTTAATCGATGATCATAACTAATATTAGTAGTTACTGTAAGTTCTAATATATTACCATGAGTGACTGCATCACCTACAACACCGGCATTTGGCTAATTAGTAATTGCCATTAAACGCGTGTGATTACCAGTCATGTCTAAGGTGGTAAATCTATAAGCGTAACTATCTCCATATCTAGTTTGCTCTTGTGAATTATCAATTAAAGCACGATTTTCACATATGGTTATATTATTTGGTCCTATTGAAGCACCACGGCTACCTGTTCTAGCAGGTGTTGTCTAAATATCTACAATTTCATTTGAATTATCAGCATCTGGAATAGTAATTAAACAAGAAGTCAGATTGGAAGCATAATGACCACCAATACTTGACGATATGTTCGTTGGTTCTATATGTAAAATATTATTTGTATATAATTTCATCATATACTTTTGTACTGCTGACCAGAACCATTTAGTAGAAGATGAATTATATGTATAAGTTGTTGATTCTTTACCCCAGCCAAAATAAGGTGATGATGTTGAATTTGGATGATAATACCCAAAAAAGCACTAAATGTTTGCTCCTTTTGTAGTAGAAAATTTAGTACTATTTTCTTGAAAAGTAAGATTAATATCAAAATCAGTATATTCAGCCGCATTTGGACCATCATATTGGTCTAACCAAGCTATATCATGTACCTCACTAAGAGTAGTTCTTTTAATCATTAAATCACGAATAATTTTATCTTGTGCCTCAGCTGAAGTACTACCCAGATATGCAGGTCTAGTAGTGGTTTTTAAAAAAATACGACCAAACTCCCCTGCATTTACATTAGCATATGTCCAAGGTAAATTATAATCACCCAAATAGCCCCATCTAGATGTAAGTTCATTACTATATGTTACAGTACCGACACTACTTAATGAAACAATAGGCATAATATTTCGCAAAGAAGTCATACCTTTTGTATCTATTAAACAAATAGCATTTTGTAATGCTGCACTTGCCGTAGTTGGTTCCGTATTATATTGTGTAACCCATAATTCAGCTAATTTTTGCGATGTAGTTTGACGTGAAAAGGCTAATTGCATAATAGGTGTACTGGTATTAGTGGCGCCATAAGTTAAAAGATTCCAACGACCGCCAAAACTTGCAGTAGAACCCATGAAACCACGCATTACGTTTAATACACTGGATGAACCAGTTTTAGTTTCTAATAAAGACTTAGCTAATGCATTAGTATAATTAAAATTACATTTATAAAATTTATTAGTGCCACTTGTATCTACAAAAGTAAAATAACCTGCATAAAAACGAGAATTTTCTAAGCCAATAGATGAATTAGTAATTGTAGTAGCATATAATTTATTATTTTGCATTACTAATGCAGAATTTTCTTGAAGTTGATAATCTGCAGATAACCATGTTGTATCAGGTAATTTACTAGAATCTAAAACATGTATTTGTTCATCAGGAGTAACATATGCATTACCAGTAACTGTAATATCATTAAATTCTGTCGCAGATGGAACATCAGAAATTAATAAAGTATTTTTAGAAGTATCATCAGCATCATGTAAATAATTACGTTTCTAATATTGATCATAAGATTCAATAATTGCTTTTTTAATACCTGTTAAATAAATAATATCTGATGTATTTTGTGCGACAACTGGATATTTAGCAGCCCCAATATAGTTACCAGTACCACCTTTTTTCGGCTCAATACATAATTCATTAGGATCTAAACTAGGATCAAAAGGTATTAATTGGCCATCCCAATATTGTAAAATACAATGTTCTGAAAAAAAGTCAAAATGTGTAGGTGGTGTATCTGTTGTAGTATTACATTTTGCTGCACCCAATAAAACATAACAAGCAGGTATACGATGATTTACAAGTCTTGCATATGGTTCCTCAGTAATACCAACAGGATAATATTTATATTTACTTACCTCATTATCCCATTTTGCATCAAGAATTAACCATAATAACACATCTTGTGGAGAATCTGTTGAGAAATAGGTATTAAATGCTCTATAACGATAATCAGATATTGTGTCATAATATTCGTTAATATCTCCAGAAAACCATGAATTTAATAAAGGAATATTAGCAATAGGAACATCCGTTGTAGCTCTATACAAAGATGATCCTAGTTGCCAAGTATTACTTTGCATGGCATTTTTTGTGAAAAATAAAGGAGAATATAAATCAATTGCTTGTTCTGGATTACAAACTGTAATAGTCTTACCATTTGAAGTTACTTCTTTAGTAATAGAATGAATTTGATTATGCTTATCTGAATACTAATGCGATAATACACAAAAAGTATTTGCTGGCATTGTATCTGCGGCAGCACCGATATATTTAGATCCTAAACGAGATTCAGTATAATTCCAAGTATTACTATTATAGTCTGCTTGGCTCCAATATCCATGACTTACATCACCATTAGTAAGCGTAATATTAGTAGACCAATATGTCAAAAGTAAAGTAGAATATGCCACATATTCATTTGTTAATGATGTTAAGCCAGTTCTACTTACCCAATGATGAGTTGTTACTCCATTATTTAAAGTTAAATTTAAAAAAACCTAAGTTGTATTAGAAGGAACATTTTGCGGCAAACGATAAGCAATAGTTAAGCCATCAAATAAATTATCAATATTTAAATTACCTGTCCAAATATTGCTTTCAGTAGTATGCGTACCATCTACAGGATAAACACCACTAAATGGTAGAACAGCATTCGCGCTACCATCATAGTCTAATGTACCATCTAAAGTATCCAACTAATGAGCCACTTTATCTGCCTAATCAGTATGTAAACAAATGCGGTTATTACCTAAAATAGCTGTTTCAGAAGTAGCTAAATCAATATATAATTTTTGATCGTCTGTGGTTAAATAGCAATAACCTTCAACAGTATTTTGCGGCAAAGCTGCGGCCAAGCCTTTTTTAATTTTAAAGAGAGCCAATCTTCAGCGCCTCCTTACAATTTTTTCAATTCATTATAACAAAAAAATGCGGACAATGCAAGTTTGTGCATTGTCCGCCGAATATATATATTAAACAAAAGTTTCCCATTCAACACCAGAATAAATATCTGTATTACCAATTGTAGCAACTTTTAAACCTTGTGATAAGATCTGAGTTACATTAAGTTTTTCTAAAGTAACTGTAGCGACCGTTGTGTTTGTAATATGACCTTGTGCATCATAAGTTAATGCTGGAATAGAGAAACTTACCTCTCCTGTGCCAATATTACCGGCAACATTTGCGCTTTGGCCTTTCCATAAGGTTGAAGCAGTAACTGAATTTGTATGGGAAATAGTGAAACCATTAGTGCTATTAATAGAAATACCATTACTACCACTAATTTGACTCCATGTGCCATCACCACGTAAAATACGATCAGTATAATTTACCCCTGGTGCAGGAACAAAGCCCATTGCACCACCAGTTTCAGAAGTAGAAGGCACAAATGTACCAAGTGTAACATTACCAGAACCATTAAAAGTACTCTAACTCGCACCTGTGGCAGTAGTAACAAATGATAATGATCCAACAGTTGCTGATGCAGAAGTAGCGGTGCCCGTCAAATCGCCATTAAATGTGGTAGCGTAAACTGTATTCCATTTTTTATTATTAGCACCTAAATCATAAATGTTGGTTGTACTAGGCTCAATACTTTGTGTAGTTGCAGTAGCACTTAAAGTAGTTGCTCCTGTTACACTTAATGCTTTTGATAAAGAAACATTCTCAAGGAATGTTTTTGCACCATTAAAAGTTTGAGTAGTAGTAGAAACAAGCCCCGCGGCACTTTGAGTAGCATAAGGTACATCAAATGACGCATTACCACTTCCATTGAAAGTTGCGATAGATACATCATTAATAGACATCGTTAAAGTGCCAACTGTTGATGATGCTTTTGCGGCTACACCAGAATAAAACTCTGCTAAAGACCAAGTTGAAACACCATTAGAAACAGTTTCTTTAACATAGTACATAACACCGCTTTCACCAATTTGTACTAAATCACCTGGCTAAATTTCATTATTGTCTAAAGCGGTTTGTGCGGCTGCTTGCGATGCATAGGTAACAATACGTTCCAATGCACCTTGCGGGATCATAGACAAAGGTAAAGTTTCACCTTGACTAATAAAGTCACTTAAAGATAAAGAGACATTACCAGAACCATTAAAACTATTCGTCTATGTGCCTGCTAAATTTTCAGTGGTCAATGTTCCAGCTGTTGATGCAGCTTGTGTAGCCGTATCTGCGTTACCTACTAAATCACCATTAAATTCGGTAGCATATACTGCACTCCATTTTTTATTACTTGAACCCAAAGTATAATTATTTGTTGCTTCAGGTTCAATAGTACGCATTGTTGCAGTGTTTTTTACTGCAATAGTGCTATTAAAGGTTGCAGCATCACTAAACGTTTTAGCACCAGCAAATATCTATGCACCAGTTGATAATAAACCAATCTAATCTGCAGTAGCTAAAGGAATGTCCCAGATAATATCTGTACTACCATCAAAACTATTACCAACATTTGCACCGTTTAATTGTAAAGTGACTGTTTTTTCCAATTTTGCTGCCGTATTTGCTTGAATCTAATACCGTTTAGTTCCTAAGTCAAAATATAATGCAGCATCATAAATTGAATTTTTTGCATTGTTACTTGTGACTACGTACATGCTACCGTCAGTAGCTGTAGTACCACCAGAGGGTAAATTAGCACTTTCACCATATAATACTCTTAACATTGTACCTGTTGCAGCCATAATTCACCCTCCTTTTACACATTATGCCAATAAATTAATGATTTTTGATTTAATGCTTCGACTAAATCATAAATTGGCTTATTATAAACTGCTTGTTGTTCTTCTGAGACTTCAGATTCATCAACACCATATAAAATGCGGCCCGTTGCCTGTTGAGTTCTTAAGCTATAAACAAATTGATGCGTAGTTAAATTTAATGAATAAAAACGCAAAGCAAATTTAATAGTGCCAGCTTGAATTGTGGCATCACCATGGATACACCAACCTAATAAAAGATAATCAGGTTCAGTTAAAGAATCTTTTAAAAGAATTGGTGAAACATGACTTTGATTTGCGGCATTGGTATATTCTACTACACAACACATACGCATTAAATCAACACCATCAAAATAACGAGGCACACGCATATAAATTGTTTCAGCATAGTGATCTCGTGCAACACTTAAAAAATTTGAATACACGCTAGTGCCTAATTCAATCTAGCGTGTATTCAAATTGACATTAATAATTTCCGCATCGGCAGGTGCAATAGTAATGACAGTTTTAGAATTCATTTGTATCTATTCTAAAACGCTCATTAAATCTGACGGCATCTCTGTTGTATCATTGTCATGAATTATAATATCTATATCACGACCAGGAAGATTACCGTTCGCCATAACGCACCCTCCCTTTTATATTATCTAATTAATTCTTTAATCTCTGCGCGAGTATAATCACGAGAACGAACACCATTGGCATCAGTGATTTCTACATAACGTTCATAATCAGGATCGCCTAAATGTTCTACTGGTACAACATAAATGTTAATATCATATTCTGTACCAGGAGTTAAAGTTTTAACATTTTCAATATCAAAAGTGAAAGTATCACCAGTGAAAGTATCACGTGGAAGACCAACTGGTAATGTCTTTGTAGTTTTCTTTGTAGTATGAGTTGCAGCATCATATTCTACAATCTGAGCATCAACAGTAACATATACTTGATATGTAGCATCTGGATAAGGAATATTGGCAATAGTCATTGTGAAACGAGTATGGCTACCAGCATCTTGAGTGAAAGTAATATTTTCTCTCGCTACTTTAACCGGTTGAATTTCAATCCAAGTTGGTTTATTAATACTAGAAGCTATTTTTACAGAATTGTTTTTCGTATTTACTGCTTCAACATAATACCATCCGCGCAAAGATGGATCAGTAGTAATAGTATTATTATTACTTGGATCATAAATACCCGTAGTATTAGTTGCAACAACTTCATCCTCATTTGTATAAGGATCAATATGATGCCATTTATAAGTTACAACACCATTTGCATTATCCGCAGATGCTTCCAATGCAGAATTAGCATTATCTAAGTATGCTAAACCAGGCATCTTAGTAACATTTACATTAATATCAGTAGCTGCTTCAATGGTTGTAACATAAGAATATACATAACGAATACCGCCATTAGCAGTTTCATTACCAACATATACTTGATATACACCAGGCACATTAGTTGTTAATGTCTGATAAGTGGTATCTTCTGCAGGAGTAGTAGTGCCAGGAGTCTTAATATAATAAACAGCATTTTCATCTACGGTAGTATCAGTAGTAAGTTGATATTCTTCATTTACTAATACGTACCAACCATTTGCAGATGGATTAACGCCTTCTTCTGCCAATTGTTCATTAGGAACTGCATCATAACTATCAGCAGTAGTGGTTCCTTGAGCAGGTTCACTAAATACAACCGCTTTTGGATCAGCAAGATCATAATGCGTAACATCACGTAAAGTACCAATATTAATTTGATTACCTTGAGGTTGATCTACCATAATACTATTCCAATTCCAATGATAAACTAATTTACCATTATCAGGACTGGTTGCTTCAACTCTTAAAGTGATATTATTAGTATTAGGATCAAAGTCTACTGCGCCTTCTGGCAAATTAACAATAATATTTGCTGGGCTAGCAGTTAAAGTATTAATAATTGGACTATAAATAGCACGGCTATAAACAATATCATTATATTGATCTAAAGCAGCACCATCTTTATCTAAATTAATTGTTGGCTTAATAGTAAGCTTTGCTGGTTGAGTATCCAAACGGAAATCAATCATGCCATCATCGCGAGTATGTTCAAATTCAATAAAGAATTCAATATTGCCTGCGGTTTGTGTAGCTAATTCTGAAATAGCCCAACCTAAAACGAGTTCTTCACCTTCAGCATAAATTACAGCCGGTGTAGTTTTATAATAAGTGGTACTAGCTTTATCGCCATTATTATACCAGAAAATCTTAATAGCAGAACTTTGATAAAGGTCAACTACATCATAATAGCGTTGCATTCTGAAGAATACAATTTCAGCCAAGTGATCACCAACAACACCAACACCATTTTTTAAAAATTCAGCTGGTACATTGATAACACGAGAATTTAAATCAACAGTAAATTCAGGCTCACCGGGAGTGCCATCTGCCTCATTACCATCCCATGGAGAATGTAAGTAGGCGTATAAACGAGCCTTACCTTTTGCTGTTGAAGATTCTGTCATTGCTTTAACAGCTTCTACATAAGTATGTAAAAGTTCATTATTACCGTAAAGTTTATCTTTATCAACTTTACCACCGGCATTATCTAAAATATCTAACTTTTGCTTTGCTGCTTGTTCACCAATAAGACCTTTTAAAGCATCTAAAGCATCATCAACAAACTGAATCGCAAAAGGTTGATCATTCATAAATTTTGCACGGAGATCGCTTAAAGACATATACATAACTTATCGTTCTCCCTTCAACATATTCAAAAAATAGCTGAGGCAAATTATATAATTTGCCTCAGCGTCTTTCATAAAGAATTAAAAATTATCATTAGTTTATTGTTCATTTTCGTCCAGTTTAACAGCTCTCCAAAAGGCATCTCCACCAGCTGGCACACAAATAGCACCAGCAACTTGATAATTTAAAATATTCTGTAAATAATAGCCTTCACGAGCTGAAACTAAAACATAAATTTCATACCCTAATTCATCAGCATTATCTGGTAAAGTATCGACAAATTTATCTTCTACCAAATAAAGAAGTTGTTTTATCATTGGATCAGCATTATCATCAATGACACAATCGTCTTTATGAATATTATCTGCATTTTGATCTAATACAAATTCTTCCATTTAATAAACAACCTCCTTCTTTTAGCTAACAGTTGGTCTAGTATCACTGTCTAGAGTCAATACACGAGCACCATAGGCACTATCTTTATAAATGTACCATGTAGTCTATGCTACACTATTGTCACTAAAGTGACTATGATAACCGTTAGTTGGACAACGCATATAAATACGAGCATTAGCATTATCGAAAATTAAGCCATCTAAGAAGGTAGGACTAATTGTCATTGATTTATATACATTATCATTTATATACCAACCACCATGGATAACGTCAACATAAAGTATACAATTAGAAGCGCCAGTATGTAATGTAGTATTATAGAAAATAGCATTACCATAAGTTCTTATAGTAGATGGCATTGCGAGTTTTAAAGTAATGGTACCACAGCCACTAAATGCATATTGTTGTAGTACAACTAAACTATTTGGTAATGATGGTAATGTTAATGAAGTACATCCTTGGAAAGCATATGCGGAAATACCCCTAATTGTATGTGTAATACCACTTACAATTGCCCATACTAAACTTGTACAGTTCTAGAAAGCCTATTTACCAATAGAAACAATACCATATAATTCAGTATCTCTAAATTTAGTAGTTTCAACGCCATCAACAGTTTCCATATATTGATCAATAAAATGCAAATTCGTACAACCGGCAAAAGCATTTTGTCCAATATATGGCCATTTATTTTCTTCAGTAATACCTGAACCATTATTATGTGTCTAACTTAATGGCGCTACGTCACTATCGCGACCCCATTGTGCAGTATTAAAAATGACATCAGTTAATCCAGTGTCCTAATAGAAAGCACGTTCTTGAACAACTGTTAATTTTTGTGGTAAATGATCTAACTCTAAAGAAGCATCTTCTGCGAACGTATATTTAGAAATAAACATTAGACTGTCCGGTAAACCAGAAATATGTAAGTTTGGACAATAAGCAAAGATACGAGATCTAGATTCAGACCCTTCATATTGTTCCGTATTATTATCCATAATACCGCCAATAATATTTAACTGAGTAAGTGCAGCCAAATCTACAAATTCTAAAGTCGTATTCCAAGAACGATGGCCATTTTCTGTATGAGTTTGTCCTTCATAAACAAAACCTACATTGGCCGCGGTACCGATATTATTTGAAATACTCCAGTTATATGCAGTACCATTAAATCCTGCAGATTCATCCAAAGATGGTGCCATAATATAACGAATTGGGCAACCTCTTTCAAAATAAAGACGACGCAAACTAGTAGATTTATTATTAATACCTACAACCCATTTACCATCAATCTGCTTTGGAACACAAATTGCTCCCAAACCAGCAGCATTTGCTAAATTAGAGGTATCTTTAATTGTTACTAAAATACCTTCTGATAATGGCACATCTTGTTCTGTTACAGGATCAACGAATGTTGTACTATTATATAATGCTGTTACAGGAGATGGTACATAATCGAAATAAGAGTTCGGTGGTTCTACAACATCTTGCATACGTACAGCTGGTTTATAAATTGGATATAAGTCAATATTTTTAGTTGCACGATATTGATTATATGGTAAACCATTTGACATAAATGTATCAATGTTTTGAATTGTTGTTTTAGAAACATCACCATCACCATCAGGATCATAGTTAATAATCGCTGGCGGATTAGTTGGCATTGTTACTGGTGTATTAAATGGTAACCATTGTTCTGACCATACAACTGCTGGAGAAACTCCTTCTAAAGTTTGATAGAATGTTACTTTATAAGAACGCTCAATCATTTCAAAAACCGGATACAAATTCAATTCATGATTTGTATAATGGGCTTCTGTTAAAGCTGTTGGAGCATCGACTGCAATATAATTCGTAACCTCAATACCTTGTGCATTAGTTTCTTTTACTTCATTTACATGAATATCTAATGCAGCTTCAACTACTGCTTGATCTGGGTCTTTCACACTTTGTGAATAACTCCAACCACGGAATTTATAATCATATTGCACACTTGATAAGTAACTTTGAGCCTTTACTTTAGTATCTAAGTATTCTTTTAAATTATAACCAATAGCAGCAACAGAAGAAAGAGTTAAGCTCTTGTCACCCATTTTTTCATTTGTACTTGCATTATAAATATTAATATCATAACCAGATACAACATTATTTGCATTAGTAACATTAATAATTAAATATGGGAACAATGAACTATATTTCTGTTTAATATTAACCATATTAATAATTACATTCTCGTTATGTAATAAAATAGTACCAGCTAAATAATCATTATCATGCTTATATTTTGTAAGTGTACCATCATTGACAGTATAACCACCATAAACCTTGTTGCACATATAATCTAAAATCTTCAAATCATCTACAACAGTTTTATCATTAACTGTTACGATATCGGCGTTTTCTGCAGTAAATTCTGTAATATCCCAATTGATATCTGGTAAACGAAGATTATTTAATGCAACATAATTGCGCAAATAGTATTTTTTATTTGCTACAAATGTAGTAGATTTTATATAAGTATTAGTTTCACTATCTTTCTCCCAATATAAATCAATATCTTCTTCAACTGGACGACGAACTTCCGCAAATAATTTGTCAGGATTATTAGCTAATAAGTCAGCTTCTATTGCGGCATGTGCTTGTCTAATTGTATTCATTAAAGTATAAGTATCAACTCTTGGGCAGCCACTAATACTAATACCATCAAATTGTCCATAAGCTTCAATTTCTAAATTGCTAGGATCAGTCGTGGTATCATAATATAAATTATCATGGAGATATAAATTAGTTACTGTTGCAGGCAATTCCATATGCTTTATATTGCCGCCAGCAACCAAAGAAACTTGTACTAAATTACTCCGTTTAGCTAACAATGTTTGTAAATATGGCAATTTACTTAATGCGCCTTCAGGTCCCTTATTTTGTTCAAACTGTACACCCTAAATATCAAGATATTCAAGTAATGAACAATTTTCCAAGAAACCTAAATTCAAAGTTTGCCCAGAAGAATAATGCTATACTACACCATTATCATCAACCCAATCGCCATGACCAAGTTGTAAACGACGTAATTTATTTGGATGAGTAAATGTTAATAAGTTAGCACATTTATTTGAAATATCGCCTAAATCATAAACATCATTTAAATCGTAAATATAGAACTTAGTATCGCCCAAACTACTACCATGAGCAAAATAATCATAAGTCGTTCCTGCCACATTAGGTTCCAAACGAATTGTATTTAATAAACCAGATTTTTCCAAACTTACAGATACAAATTGTGTACTAGAAGACACTGGATGGAATACAATATTCTCTTCAGGATGTGGATGATTTACGCCAGCAGCATTAGCTGCATTAGGATAAATCATAATATCTTCATTAGTAGCACGCGGATATTTACTATCTAAATAAGCAAAACGATGTTTCAATAAATATTGACGATGTAATGAACGTGTACCTTGTGCAGCTTGAGTCATATTAATAGTAGAAGTAGTTGGTTGTCCATCTACATATACAATTACTTCTTCAGTTAATGGTCGCACATATTTATACCATGCATCTTTATTATCATAAACTTCCGCATAGATATCTGCAATTGTGGTGTTATAACTCTTACAAAGCCATTCTGGTGAGAACTTACCCTCATCACGCAATTTATGATACATAGAAGCAATATCATTGCGGCAACCCTCTCTGAAATTAGCCCATAATGTACTATAAGATACATTGTTTTGCCATACGCCATTATCATCATAATAACCATAATTAGCACTAGCATTATATACTTTTTGTTCAGTTTCGTCATCAACATCATAAGTAAAGCGCAATACACCGGTATTATCAACGCCAAGAATGGTGTCCATATCATAGAAGATTGGGAACCAATGACCTGTACCTGCATCACTATCAATATCAAAACTACACATCATCATATTCTTTGCACGAGAGTCAACCATTAATAATGCTTCAGTTAAAACATAATAGAATGCAGTAAATTCGCGATCCATATAATCATCTAATTCGGCCACAAACTTAGCCAAGCGATATTCTTTAGTATCATTAGTATAACCATATTTAGGTTCATTTTCACCTAATACACGGCCAGTAGCTCTTGATTGATCTGTAGTATGTAACCAATGAATGAGACGCTTAAATGCACGTTTATCACTACAACATTCGTTATCATACACTGGATAACGTGATTCAAATACAGCACACCAATTAGCTTTACCATAAGTTTTTACTTTGCCCTTACTGGTTTTGTTCCAAGTCCCAGTATCTGCATCTTCATCATAGTCATCACGGAATCCTGCTAAAGCATAAGCATTATTTAAGAATTCCCAGCATTGAATAGTCGTAGGACCTTCTTGATATTCATATAATGGACCAGTTTTACGAATATAGTCTGTCCATGCTGTAGCATCACCAGTAAACGCGTATGCTGCATCTGGTAAACCATCTTGTCCATAAACAGGTTGTGTATAATAAGTTTTTGTAGGATCTAATTCTTCATCAAATGTAGCTAAAAAGCCCCATTTTAAATTCTTTTGATCGTCTAACAAAACACCAAATTTATCTTTAGCACTTGGTACAAAGCCAAATAGTTCAGCATCATCTTTTGAATCTTTATCAACATTAAAGTTATAACGACCAATAAATTCCGCACTATCTAAAGTCTCACCTGTTTGCCAGAATGCTACAATAGGACAACCAATAATATTATTAACAATAGTTTTATCTGGATACTTTAATTGTGCTGCTGTTTGTAATTTAGCATCTTTATATAAAGCAGTTAAGGCATTACCAGTACCAGTATTATGTGCCATAGAAGATTCCATATAGTCTGCTTTTAAAGTAAACAATGCAACCTTTGGAACATGTTCAAAAGAAGCTAAATCTTCAGCAGTAATTCCTTCAGTTGGAATTGCAGGACGTAATGAATATTTATCTTTTTTATTCACAAAGCGCATACGCAAGTTCTTAACAGGATATGCTAAAGAAGATGTGCCTTGTGCATAAATAACAGTTTCAACTAATTGATTAGGAGCACCAAAACTACGTTTAATATAAGACGGATCATTAGCATGTTTAGCATCTTCTGGATCTACATAATAACAAGGTGCCCAACGGAAGTCTTCCTTATTTATAGGCAATCTCTTTTCTGTACCTTCTGGTCCATACTATTTAGTTCCGTCTGCATTTTTTCCTATAACACCTTTCTTATCGCCAGTATGACGCAAATCAGTAAATACAATATAAGGAATATTGCCAGCATCAATAACCTTTTTTAAAGAAATTTTATCTGAAGTATTTAACATAGCGTTCATCGCGCCAATAGCAGCACGATCAGCCGGATCTGGCATAGAAGCTGCATAGTTATTTAATAACAAAGTATCTGTTGCATAATTACTATATACACGAATACCATACAAATCAATATCCGCATAAGTAGAATCAATTATAAAGTCTGACGGTGAATTTGGGAAATCAAGAATACTATCATTGTTACCATATTGTACGATACCAGAAATAACACCATTAACATACGTATAAATTAACCGGTTACCATTTTCTTTGGATTGAATTGAATATGCAATATGAATTCTAGTATCTTCTGCTAAATAAGCACGTAAACCATTACGAGTATTATAACTAGCACGCTCTTCTTCAGTTAATGCCGCTTCTTGTTCAGCCGTCATATAATTGGTTAATTCTTTAGTGTTCATAGTGATTTTATCACCAGTACCTACAATACCAATAAATTTATCAGTTTTAATATCTTGTGAAGCAGCACTAATTAAAATTTTACTAAAATCGCGAACATTATGCAATTCAAAAATAATTTCAATCGTTTTACCAGTTAATTGCGCACCAGATTCTTGACCAGCACTAGTATTTGCTTCAGAAAAAGGAGCAAATGGTACATATAATTTTGCACCATTGGTCAAACGCAATCTAGTAACACCATTTTCCGTAATCCAACCATTAGTAGACCAGTTAAAATCTTCAAAGTCACATGCAATATCTTTATAAGTCCAAACATCACGATCAACATCATCATTGGCTCTATCACCAATTGTTAAATTCAATTGTAATGAATTATCTGTTTCATCAATATAAGGCACTTCACTTAATGCGTCTTTTACACGTACATTATCAATAACTTCTTGTAATGAATAATCATCAATTGCAACAATGAATTTATATAAAGCCTCATTAGTCTCGGGATTAACATTATATAAATCAGATAATGTAACATTAAATGTATGCTCAGCATTATTAGTAACACTTGCTTGACGTGAAAAAATCTAATGATCTGCACACCATGCTTCTAAACGCATATTAGAATTAGGACCATTATAAGCTACTAAATAACCAATAGTGACTGTATCATAACGATTATATACTGTTTTAGGATCAATAATGTATGCATTTAATGTTGGAATATTTGCAGTAGAATCAGTATGAATAAATGTTGCTGTAACTACTGGAGAAGACAATTCTACAGGATCACCCTAGCTAGCATGCGCTGTAATCCATACATCAACAGTATAATTACCATGAATGTACAAATCACCTAACGTATAAACATAAGTCTGACCATTATCAATAGTTACACCAAATTCTTTCTAAATAACAATCGGATTTGCCTATTCAGGAACGTGTACACGAATATTAATAAAACGATCATACATGCTACTACCGCCGAAAGGTTGAATTTCTAACTGCGCGGTATCTGAAGTAATAACGCCTAAATTCGTTTTAACTAATCTAACTTGTAAATCAACCAAACGAATAGCACGAAGACCATTATAAGTAATCTGTGCAGCATGGCCATATTCATTAGTAAAACGTAAATTTACTGTATTATCAGTATTAACAACAAAATAATCAAAGAATCTATCAGCTAAATCTACATAAGTAAATTCACCTTGTTTTACATTAGAAATTGTACCAACTTCACGTCCATTAATAGTTACATCCATATCAATTTGCGTATTATCTAAACTATCAGTTACTTTAAAACCAATTGGAATAGAATGATTTGCCGCAATCATTGTATATACTTGATCAGGATGACGCGCCACAGATAAGCCTGTGTTACTACTACCGCCACCACCACCGCCGCCGCTACCTGCAACAGTGAGTTTTGTAGTAGTTAAATCAAGAACATTTGGAGTACTTGTTTCATCAATAGCAATAATACGATAAAAACAACCATCAGTATTTAAAATCAGATCATCTAACTGTGGAACCTCCAAATTTACTGCGGCATTGAATTCATCTGGAAATTGAAAATGGAAATCGCTATTTTCAATTTCACCTTGACTAAATTCTCTTACGCCATAATAAAAACCACCGCCACCACCAAATGCATAACGGTCTTGATAAGTATTGCCATGTGGATCGGTAAAGTCACAATCTAAATAAATTTTTTTACTATCAACCGCAAATGACAAACGGCCATCTTCTAATGGCAAAGCCTAGATGGTGCGAATGTACTAATCTTGGCCTTTGATTAATTGTAACGGAGAATCATCAGATATTCTGGCAACGATGCCATCATTTTCATTCGCCATATGATATAACTCCTCCTTCTCAAAAATACTGCCACTATTATTGTAAAATAATAGTGGCAGTTATAAAGTTAATTAAAATGATTTCCAAGTAAGATGATCTTCATTGGATGTAGCAAGACCTTGTACCGCAGTCATATCAGATTGTAAGGTAGTAATATTACCTTCAGCTGTAGTCATACGAGTATCCAATGCTGTATCAGCAGCTTCACGAGCAGTACGTTCATCACCAACAGCTTTAGTAATTGAACCTTCGCCGGTGCCTTGAATAGTAGCTAATTTACCTTCATTAACAAC